TTGGCGCAGGTGGTCGATGCCATCAAGCGGCTTTCCGGTGTGCATGTTCATTCCGCGCATGCTCAGCAGCTTGGGGGAACTCCCTGAGCGGTGTCCTGTGGCGGGTTTTCCGAAGCCCTTCCACGGGGAGTTCAACGCATGATGATGTACAAAATATTAGACAAAACGTCGTTATTTTTGTACATTCATTTTCATGCAGACGATTATTTTCATGGGTAGCACTCTGGAGGATATCCGTAATTTCCCAACATCTGCCCGCCAAGCATTAGGCCGCCAACTTCTGCGATTACAAGAAGGGCTAGATCCACAGGACTGGAAACCGATGAAAACCATCGGTTCTGGGGTTCGTGAGGTACGTATTCATGCAGGCGGAGCGTTCCGGGCATTCTACGTCACGAACATTGGTAACGCTGTTTATGTGCTACATGCATTTGTCAAGAAGACGCAGACAACTAGCCCTAAGGACATTGCATTAGGTCAGCAGAGATTCAAACAAATTGGAAAATAAAATGAGCGAAAAAATGACAGTGAGTTGCGGTAACGTGTTCGAGGATCTGGGCTTTGCCCCTGATGAGGCCGCAGCCATGCTGGCACGCGAAACGTTGTTGATCGCGCTGGAAAAAGAATTACGCAAGCGTGGCAAAAAGCAGCAGGAACTGGCTGATGAACTCGGCGTGCCTCGGACTCGTATTTCTGAAGTGATGCATCTCAAAACAGATCGATTTAGCGTGGATAAGCTTGTCAGTTTGTTGCATCGTGCTGGGAAACGCGTGGAAATCCGTGTGCGTTGAGATTTCAAGAGATGACTATGTCTAAGACACTTCCCCCCATTCACCCAGGAGAAATTCTCCGTGAGGAGTTTATGGTCCCTCTAGGTCTGTCCAGTAATGCGCTGGCTAAGGCCATTGGGGTGACGGCGGCACGCATCAATGAGATTGTGCGCGAGCGGCGCGGGATCACCGCAGAAACTGCTTTGCGTCTGGCGCGCTACTTCGGTACCGATCCGCAAAGCTGGCTGAATTTGGAACAGCACTATGCGTTGGAATGTGCCAAACGTGATCTTGGAGATGCGCTGTCACGGATTCATCCGCGAGTGGCTTGAACGCCTACCCCTGCGCTGGGGTGGTGGGTGCATTAGGTCCTTGGGCCGTATGGTGGTGACGTTGTAGGCCAATGCCTGCGGCGGTGATGTCGCCTTGTGCGTGGATGGTGCCGTCTACGGTGAGGTTGCCGGTGAGGTGGAGGCTGGGCGTGTCCAAGGTGAGGCGGTCGCTGGCATTGAGGGTGGCGGTGGCGCAGATGAGGGTGACGGTGCCGGATGCGGCGGAGGCATCTACGGTCAGGGCGTGGGCTTGGCGGTCGTAGGTGATGCGTGTTCCGTCCCCAAACAGCAGGCAGGGCTGGTGGGCGGTGCTGCTGGGCGCGGGGAAGGTCTCTTGGTAGAGGCTGCCAGGTAAGACGATGCCCAGTGCCGAATCCCCATTGGGGCAAAGTGCAATGACTTGTTCGCCCAGGTGTGGCAGCCACCAGGAGCGGTCGGCTCCGGCACGTGAGGCCATCACAGGCAGCCAGCCGGTGAGCAGTTCTCCGGCTTCAATCCGCACGCAGGCGGTAGCAGGGTCTAGCTCGGCGACGGTCCCTTGGAGGATCAGGTGTGCTAATTGGCGGGTGTGTTCGTTGAGTGTCTGTCTCATGGGCCGATCTGGCGATAGCTGTCTTGGAAGGAGGGGCCGGTCTGCGGTGTGAAGGACAGCCATAGGTTGGTTGGCAGGGTGCCTGGATTGTTCCAGGCGCTGTTGCCAAGGAAGACGGGTTGTTGCCATTCCACGGTCCAGACGACGTATCGATCTAATTCGGCGTTGAATTCGTCCGGGTAGATGGCAATCACGCGGCACGGATCGGTCGGTACGCCACGCCAGCGGCGCTGGTACAGCCAGGTGCCCAGGGCGGCGGCGGCCAGACGTGCTTGCAGGTGGGTGGAGGGGCCGCGGTGCCCTAGGACAAGCCGTGCCTGAAAGCGCAGCAGGGCGGGGAATTGTCCGGTGCCTGCATCGTTTTCGGGGGCGGGTTCGATCTCACTCAGTGTCAGTAAACAGGCGGGCATGGGCAATTGGTGGTCTTCATCGTCCTGGTAAAACACAACGGTGGCCAGGTCTGGGAAGTGCGCTGCAATTTGGTCGCGGATGGCGGTATGCAGGGCGTCTAAGCTTATGTCGGTGTGTGTGTCCGCCATTGCAGTTCGTGCTCAAACAGGGTGTAAAAGCGTGCTTCAAAGGTGGCTGTGTCAAGAAGGCCGTTTTCGATATAGGTCATGGAGGGTGCGTAAATGTCTGCTTTTTGAACGGCCACGGGGTAGCGGGCGCGGCCCAGGCGTTTGAGTACCTGCCGTTTGCCGCGCACTGTGGCAATGAATGCGCCTTTGATCTGACGCCCGCCAAGGGCGCTGACGCCGCTAGGGGTGGCTTTGGGTTTCAGCCATAGGAGGGGGACGGGGTTCAGGCCGTACCACACTTTCATCTGGTCGCGTTGTCGATAGGTGCGTAGGCGGCGGCGCACGATCTTTTGTTGGAGTTGCAATGCATCGCTCAGTCCACGCACGGAGCGGGTACGCAGCCACGCCGCCATTTTGATTTTGGCCGAACGTAGGGCCTGCTCCATCTGCGTTTCAGTGGCGTTGAGTGCTTGTGCGATGGCGGTGAGGCTGTGGGTGTGGATGTGGATGCCAATCATGGGGGCACCATCGGGGCCAGCCGCACGAGGGCCATGCCGGTTCCATCCGGTTGTGGGTCGTGGGTGAGGCGGTAGTGGCGGCCTTCAATGAGGGCGTAGTCATGTTTTTTGAAGTGCATGACATCGGTCTCTTTGCAGGTGAAGGATGGTTCGGGGGCGTTCATTCTGTAGTCGCCGATGTCCGCATCAATGTAGGTCGCATCAAAAACAATGGTGCATTGATGAACGCGCCCGGAGGTCTCCGAGTGCAATTGGGCTGTCACAGCAAAATCATCGGTCTCTAGGAAGGCGTCTAGGTCATCCCAGGATGGATGGTGCATCAACGGCGACCACCGCGGGGGGCAGGCTTCTCATTGTTTTCTGTAGGGGTCAAGGTGTTGGGCGTGGGTGCTCCGCCGCTGGGTGGGTCGATGATCACCCCCACGGGGCCATCGGCATCACTGGCTAGCTCAGCACGGCCACGGCGCATTAAATCGTGCGCCAGCGCTGTAGGGACCTGGACGATCGTGCCAGGGCGGTAAATCAGGCCTTGGATCACAACCGCAGCGCTGATTTTGAGGGTGTTTGTCGTCGTAGACATGGTGTGTTCCTCAAGGGTCAGGCGGCTGCGCCGTAGCAGAAGCTTTCGGTACGACGGATGTTAAAGTCGACATCTTGAAACACGACAATCCGGGTGCCACCGCTGGTGCTGAGGCTGTAGGGGTCGACGGTGATATCTAAGCCTCCCCACATGGCAATGATGAGATCGGCCCAGTTCCCAAAGAAGACGTCACCTGCCTTAATCTGGTTGGACACGCTGGCTGGGTAGCCGTTGACGGTGTTGCCGGATTCCCAAATTGTGCCGCTGGCGGCGGTCTGGGGAAACTTCAAGGCGGTTTTGGCATAGCCACGTATGCCCGCATTGAAGGCGTAGGACATGGCGTTCACATCTGCGTTGTTCAGGGCAATTTGCGTTTCCATCTGGACAAGTTCAGCAAATGAGGGTTGCCCTTTTTGTGCAAAGGACACGGCGTTAATGCCGCTGTGATGTTTAACGCCTGTGGGTTGCATGTCTGAGCCGCTGCCGTAGATGGCGGCACGGTCCACTTCCAGGGCCATGACGTTCAGTAGGTCGCTGCGTACGATCTGTTCGGCATCCGGGGTGGATTGCAAGAGCAGACGCCGGGTGATGTCAGTATAGGCGGCTAGTGATTTGGGGGTGAAGTGGATTTGGTCCAGGGCAGGTTTGCTTTTTTCCGGTGATTCGCCTTCCCCCACCCAGTAGGCTTGGGTGGTGCCTTTCTGTCTAGGAATATCGACGTTGCCAACCAGGCCGCCCATGACGGTAGCGCGCTGCATGACCCAGGTTTTATTACGCAGTATTTCGATAAAGGAGGAGGCGTGTAGTTCGGTGGCAATGATGTTGCCGCCGGGGCCGTCCGTCGGGGTGGTGGTGGAGAATGCACGGTTCAGGACGTCCGAGGGGATCAGTAGGCCGCGCGCCTGTTTGCCGTAGGTTTTTTCTGCGGCGGCGGAGCAGGCAATCTCAAAGGCCGCCGCGTTGCGGTCGGTCTGGCTGGCATTAGGCAATAACGCGCGGATCGCGCGGACGATGCTGTAGTGCCGTATTTCTTGTGTGGACAGGCCGATGCCGGTCTGTGTGTGGGGTTCGGACTGGGGCATGGGTGCTTTGTCCGTTAGTTTTGTCAGTAGGGCGCGCTGGAATGCTTCCGGTGATTGGCCTTGGGTAATGTAGTCGTGCGCCAGTTCCAGGTGCCCGTAGGTTTTGCCAAGGTCAGCAATGTGTCTGACACGGGTACGTTCGGCATCGACGCTGTTGGGGGTGTCAGTCGCGTTGGATGTCGGCTGGGGTGTGTTGGTGGTGTCGGCATGGGCGGGGGTTGATGGTTCCGTCATGGTTTTATCCTCAGGGGTGCCTGGAGTGTGTTGCGAGACTGTTGCGGTGTCCTGTGGCGGATTTTCCAAGGCGCGCCCGATGCCGACGGAGGGGTCGGCAGGGATGCTGACAATGGAGATTTCAATGGGCTCCCAGTCCGTGGCGCGGTACAGGGGGCCTGCGTCGCGTTGGCCGATCACTTCGACTTGATGGACCAAATAGCCCACTGAGACGTGTTTACGGATGCCGTCCAGGACATCACGTAGGATTTCTTCAGCACGTGGGCTGCGCCCGAAGCGCACGATGGCGCGTCCGCGTTGGTCGCGGTCGATAGACGCTGATTGGACGACACCGATTTGATCGCGCGGGTTGTGGTCCAGTAATAACGCCGCGCTGTCGCCAAGACGGTGCAGGCGCACTTCGCCGGGGCGGTGGCCGAGAATCTCCACGCCGGACCATGTCTGTACTTCTGCTGATTCGCTGCTAAATGCAAGTTCAAGGGTTCTGGAGGGTTCGTCTATCGATAGGACATCGGCATGGCGGTACTGGGTGCCGCCTTTGCGAAGGTCCCGTACTACCTCAGTGGCTGTGGTCATGGTGGGGTGGGTTCCTTCTGGGTCGGTGTGGTGTTGGCGGCAGTGAGGTCTGCGCCATACAGTAGGTACTTGAGGTAGTCGTTGGGGATGCCGGAGGCTTGCATTTCTTTCAGGTCTTGGGCGATTTCGCGAAAGACGTCCTGGGGGTCGCGGCCTTGTTCCAGGATGACTTGGCTGGTGGAGGTCAGGCCGCCACGGATGCAGGTCAGTGCGCTTTCAACGTCGGTGCGGGGGTCGACCCAGGCCCAGCGGCGGCCTTGCCAGGAAACGCGGCGGTATCGGTCGTATTGCTCGGCAGGCAGCGGTTTGCCATGCACTCGAATCTGTCCGCTCAGCAATGCCACTTTCAAGGCCGCTTCAAAAACAGGGGTGTGGAGGGATTCAATAAAAAATTGCTGGTCTTCTTTCCAGCGTTCGCGTTCATCCAATGTGCCTTGGCGGATGCTGGAGTAGTTGACGTCCGCCAGATCGCCGGAGAGGGCGTGGTAGGAGATATCCATGCCCGCGGCCAAGCTTTGTTTGGCGGCTTTGGTGAATAAGCCAAATTCACCTGAGGGGTATTGGGGGTTCCAGTCTTGAAATTCTGCGCCTTGGGGGAGTTCGTGGATCGCTAAGGGTCCGGCGTTCATCTGGATTGTTTGGGCAACGTTTTCCTGTTCGTCGGCGCGCGGTCCAAAACCTTCTGGGTAGCGGACAAAACCCATTTTGCTAGCGGCGGCGCGTGCGTTTTGTACGGCGGCTTCTTCAAAGCCTTGTAAATGGTGCAGACGCAGTAGGGAGGTGGCGGCCCAAGGCAGGCCGCGGCGTTGTCCCACCATCACGGGTTTGTAGATGTGGATGACTTCCTCGGCGGGGACGCGGACGTAGCCTCGTCCATTGATGCTGTAGTAGTAGGTGTCACGTTCGTCAATGGAGCTGAAGTGGTAGGCCAGCGGTTTTCCGAATCGGTTAAATTCGATGCCTTGTCGGACAAATCCGCCGGTCTGGTCTGTTTTCAGCATTTGGTAGCGTACGGGTAGGCGCAATGGGTCGATCAGTTGTAAGCAAAAGCCATGCGGTCCGGCGTGTGCGCCATAAATTTTTCGGGCAATAAACTCTCCATCACGGGCGCAGGTCTCTACGCAGAGGGTTTGGATTTCGCGCCATGATAATTTTCCGGTGACTTCACACTGGCCTTTGCGGCCCCAGTCTTGCCACCAGGTTTCAATGGCGTCGTTGATGGCGGTGTCCAGGGCACCGCTGCGCGATTTTCTGCTTTGGGCCTGCATGACGATGCCGCGGGGCCCCACAATGTTACGGCGGCATAGGTCAATGTACCGTTTGACATGGTCGTTGTTGGACCATTGTTCGCGCATGCGTGCGACCAGGATTGGAAGACGTTGGGTGATGTATTCGTCCGGGGATACGGGGATGCTGCTCCACAGGTCATTGGCATCCACCTGTCCGGCTTTGAACATGCCGCCTAAGGGCAGCATGCGCTGATACCAGCGCCGCGGGGTGTGGTTTGGCTGGGGTGTTGCCGTGTCTGGGGTGGGATGGTCTGGATGGGCTGTGCGATGTGTCCACCATGTCCAGAGGTTCATCCTACAAACCTCACAGGGACGATGTTCCCCCAGCGGGGGGTATCGGTGGGTGTTTCGCGCTGTACGGCAACGGCGTAAAAAGTGCGTAGTTTCAGTAATTCAGCGATGGGGGTGCGCCACAGTTCGCGGTTGTTGATGCGGTAGCGCTGTTGGTCCTGGGTGGCGCGTTTTTGCAGGACGGCGTTGATGGCGTCTAAGGCGCGTTGGTTGTCGCTGCGTCCGTCATAGCCTTGGGGCAGCGATGCAAAGTCTGGCTCAACACGGAGTTTCCCACGTTTTAGTTCGATGGTCTGGGGGCTGTGTGCTGCACGCAGTTGGTAGAGGTAATCGCCGGGTGTCCACTGTGCGGTGTCCGCAGCGGGGATGTCGAATCGGTGGGTGGTGTTTTCACCCTGCGCGGTGAGGTCCAGTGATGCCGGACCACGCAGTAGGCAATGGAGTGTCCAGTCGGGCCAGGGGTAGTTTTTGAGTGTAAGGGATATCTGTAATGAGCATCCAGCATTGATCTTGGCAGGGAATGTTGGGCAGGTGTGCTGGAATGTCATGGGTCACCAGTCGTTAGCCCATGTTCTCCGGCGTCTTAAGGGGGGCCGGGGATGTTGGGGGCGAAGATGGGGGGTATGGTGTTGCACTTCTAGGGTGGGGTCCTGTGGCAGTTTTTCCTTGGGTAGTAAGGCGGCGGCATCTTTAATACGCTTTGCGTCATGGGGTAGATGCGGGTTGATGATTTTGAGGGCGGCGTAGGCGTAGACGCGGCAATCCAATGCTTCGTTGGGGGTTTTGTCGGGTTTGGTCCATTGGCGTACTGGCTGGCCTTTGAGGTAGCGGGTACGTAATTTTTCAGCGGTCAGTTGTGCAAACCAGTCGGGGGAACGGTCTGCGGGGAAATGGGAGTAGCCTGGGCCAGGCTGGGTGATGGCAAGGCGGCGCATCACAATTAATTTTGCTTCGTCCACGCCAACGGTAAAGAGGTTGATTCTGGGTGCGTTGCGTCCGGAATGTTTGCGTTGTGCTTTGTCTACGATGGGACGGCCCCAGCCGCCAACGCCTTTAATGCCAAATAGACGCCTGTCTGTCCTAGTACGCAGGTATTGGTAAGCGGCTTGGGTGTAGCCGCAGGTGCCTCCGGTATCTAAGCAGGCGGCCTGGATGGATAGACGTATACCGCTTTCGTGCTGCCAGGTGGTAGAGAGGTAGCGGTCCAGTGCTTCCCATACCTCGCCTAAGAGGGGGTCGCCGTAGAGAACGGCGGTATGAATGGACCAGGATTCTTCGTCAATGCCCCATGCGACAATTTCCACTTCAAGGCGGTCGGTTTGCATGTCGATGCCCGCAGTGAGAAAGACACCGCCCATAGGGACATCGGCAAGGTAGGTTTCAAGGCGGCGCAGTAGGTCGTCAATGTCGGCCTGTTCGGCGGTCTCGCTCCAGACGCGGGCCAGGCTGACGTTGGTGAATGTTTGTAGGTCCTGGTGTTTGAGTTTGTCCAGGTAGTCTTGAACGATGGCGCTTTGGCGGCGGAAGGTGGAGTACAGTTCGTTCAGTTCGTAGGAGGCATGGCCGTTAAAGGGTTTGCTGGCCTGCCAGTGGGCTTGGCGAACGGCTGCAATGCGTTGGCCGTCATCCCAGCATACGCCGCACCCTTGGCAGACGTAGCGTGCGGTCTGTGGTTGATGGGCGTGGATAGCCGCCAAATCGGCGTCGGGGTCGCTTTGGCGTCCAACCCAGCTGACGTGTTCCCATTCTAGGGTTTGTTCGCATCCGCAGGCGGGGCAGCGTACATAAAATCGCCTCTGGTCTCCGGCCCGGTAGGCGTCATCAATATAGCTGGAACCTTCAATGGTGGGTGTGCTGATCTCCAGAAGAAACCGTTCATCGCCAAAGGTCGCGGCGCGCTGCCACAACAGGCTCACCGGGTGGCCTTCGTCCGTGCGTTCGTAGCCGTCTATTTCGTCGCACACAATCAGTGGTGCTGAGCGCCCGCGCATGGTCTTTGGTGAGCCGGACCAGGCAAACATCAGAAATCCTCCAGGGTAGGATTTCATCCGCTGGTTGTTGACGCCATCGCGGCCACGCGGTTTTGCAATAAGGCGTTGCAATCCTTGGTTGGCTGCAATCAGCGGGGAGAATTTGGTTTCTAGCCATGCTTGTAAATCGCCTTGTGAGGGTTGCAGCATCATTTGGCTGCGGGGGGCCATTTCGATGCAGTAGCCTTGTACGCATAAGGCCAGCATGGTTTTACCGACTTGTGCGCCCCATTTCAGGGTGACGCGGTAGCAGTCCGGGTCCACCAGCATATCCATGGGTTCGCGTTGGTAGGGGGCGTTGTCTAGGCGCAAGGGGCCAGGTATGGCGTTGCCTTCAGGAATGCGGATGCGTGTCTGTGCCCATTCGGAAGGCTTCATTGCTGGGGGCGGTCGCAGCATCTGTAAGGCGTTGCTGATCATCTGGTCAACGCCTTCTTGGTTTTCTAGGGCGGCTATACCTAAGGTTTCAGACATCGTCTGTTTCCTCGTCTTCGTCGGGGTCCGTGTCTTCTTGGGTCAGGTCTAAGGACGCGAGATTTTCTAAGGTCTGATCGATTTCTTGCAGCAGTACGCGTTTGTATCGGCGCTCGTCGGTTTCACCCAGTAGTAGGGCGACGGTCCGCCCTGGAATAGTGCGCAGGTTGGCACGCACTTCCGCGAATACGCGGGCCAATGTCTTTTCCACCTGCTCCAAAGGAGCAACCTGCTTTTTTGCATCGGCCAAGTGCAACTCTTCGCGTTGCGCTTCAGCGGCGATCTTACGGCGCTTCCATTCTTCAATATCGGCCACCGCTCCACCCGCCGCTTCTTCTGCGGCTTTGTCACGTAACCAGCGGGCGACTACAGCCGTGTCAAACGTCCATTCCCGCCCACGTCCACCGCGTTTCACGACTGGGCAGCCGTTACGTGCCCATTGATCAACCGTCGGCAACGCTACACCGAATATCTCCGAAAGGCCTGCACGATTAACCTGTTTTCCTTGCTGTTTCTGTAAAACCATCGGTCGATATAAACAACAAGTGAGAATCAAAACACCACGCACAATGCAAACCCCGCGGAGTTTCGACCCCGCAGGGCTCCCCCATCGGGAAGGACCCGTTAAAATCTGTCAAATTGCAGTTAAATTCGCTCATTTGACGCCTCTATAGCCATCAGATGCCATTGCACCATGGTCACGACGGTGTATCGCTGTCTTCCATTCCACAGCCATCTGAGAACCACGGCTGCCCCCTCTGTGCCGCCTGTACCCATGCCGCAACACAGCGCACTTGCGCCGCACACTGCTCATACGCCAAACGCCATCCCAGCGTCTGATTCAGTACGTCGCGGACTGTCTCTACACGCGGCAATGGCGGCTCCTCACACGGTTGCAACAACACCTGCGGCGGGGTGATCACCTCAACGCGGGTCTGCGTGACGATAACTGGCTTGACAGGAACCCCCGTCGAGCAAGCACCCAAGCACGTCAGGCACATCAATATCCAGAAAGGCTTTCGCCTCATCGCTGTGTTGCTCCCAATGCGTGATGCGCTGCCGCAATGCACGGTCGCGCAACGTGATCCGATTCAAATCCGTATGCAGCCCCGCAATCGCCTGCCTGTCGATCTCCCGTAACGCACGCAGCCGCGCAAGCGCAGCGTCTTGCTCCGTGTTGATCGCAACCTGCGCATCCAACGTGCTTTCCACCGCCGCTAACTGGCCTTCCAGCTGCGCCGCACGTTGCGCTAATTGACTGCGCTCGGACCAGGCCAGCACTGCATGTGCAACCAACGCCACCAACGCACCAATCATCATGTACTCAATCAGCAGCCGCACACTGGGCAAACCTCGCCACACACGGCGCAGTGTATTAACGATCATCCGAACTCCTTCTCCCGCCCCCCACTTTGGGGACAATGAAGCTTTGAATC